TGATATTTACTATAAAGATAACCCCTATACGCACTCTCGGCTGATGCTTTAGAGGTGTAGCGAGCCTTCCCGCTACCTATGTGCCAATACTTACCTTTTTTGTGGACTGGCATTATTTACCCTGTGCTTCGTAAATCCGTTTAAGCGTCTCTATGTCCATATCCAAGATGGTCTTGATATGCAAGAGAAAAGCCCTGTTTCCCTCATTGAAAGCCATAGCGATAGCATCGTTGTTAAAGGTCGTGGTGTTGAAGAAACCTATCTTTTCAAGGTCTTTAAGCACTCTCTTGCCTTCCTCTGTGCTGAAAACCTTGCGGTAGTCCTCTTGTATCCCTTTAATCCTGTCAATGTTCTCGTCCATTGTCCTCTTATTCTCCTTTCGGTTTCAGGTTGGCTTCTGCCTGTGTCCCTGTGTTTAATATCTCTGCGCCCTGCTGTAATTGGTTCATCTTCTGCTGTTGGGCTATCTGCTCGGCTCTCTGTTGCCTTATAAGTGCTACATCGTCCTCATCCCGTAAGAACTTTGGATTTACCCCATATAAACCTTGCAGGTCTTTTACTATCTCATCAGCATCTACATTGTCCAATACATCAGGTTGTGATTGGGACATCTGCTGGACTAAAGCAAGAAAGTTGTTGATAGACTTCATTTGGTCTAGCTTCTGGCTTCTTGCAAGAGGAGAGATATATTCTATCTCATAGGGTGCGTTTAATAGTATCTCTGGGGGAGGCTGTATTCTCCCTGTCCTCATAAGTATGGCAAATGTGCGGTTTATCAAGGGGTCAAGAAACTCATTCATCAGCCTTCCTAATACAGGGGCTAATATGAGCATCTTTTCTTCTACCCTCTGCATAACCTCGGTTGCTGTCATATCCTTTCTTGCAGGGTCAGCCAATAAAAGGAACAGGTCTACAAAGTAGTTCTTCTTGATTAACTGCCTGTATTCATTGATTATCTCCAAGCCGACAGGTATGTTTCCCCCACCGGTAAGGAGTTCTATCTTGTCATTAGCCGAGGTCTTTGTCCTGAAGTTCAAAGCACCGGGTGCGTATTTAATGGGAAGGATAAACCCATCGTGAGGCAGGACTATCGGAGGATCAACCACTTTCTGGGCTGCCCTTATCAAGACCTTTACCATATCATTCAGCATCTTTATGTCTGAATAGCTTACCATACCCGGAGAAGAACCCCATACCTCACCGCTATTCTTGTTGTAACGAGGGGTAAAGTAAGGAAACTCCCTATAACCTGACTCATTCACCAAGTGCTTCTTTGTTGGTTCTATGTATATGCTCTCAAACTCCATATTCAAAGCATCATCTTTGTCTATCTTCCTTTGGTGGCGAGGACCGACATAATGCACAAAGTCTATCTTCTTCTCATATTGCTTCTTCTCAAAGTGAGATTTAGCTATCTCACCTGCCGCTTCACCCCATTTGTCTATTGCCTGCTTGGCTGTGAGAGAGAACTTCCTGAATACCGTGTCCACTACTTCCTTTTCGTTCTCTACAAGGAATATCTCTGCTATATCACGGGAATAGAACCTTACCCCATCTACGGGGTCTTCTTCTTCATACATACAAGCTACGCCAAAAGCCCCTAAATCCAAGTATAGTTCGTGTATCTGCTGGTTGAAGTTAGAAGCATTAAGGGTGTTGTAGAGCCTTTCTTCCGTGTCTGCAAGCCATATCTTTACATTCTCATCCTTGTTTATCTCTTCGTTTTGGACTCTTAAAGAGAACCAGCGTGAGTTGGGGTTAGTAAGATATGAGTGAAGCCCTGCCGCAAGTATGATATTAGCCATCATAGCGGTTGAGTCATACACATCATAGTCATACTTTGTCCCCGGCGTCTTCTTCCTTGTGATATAAGCCTTCCTAGGGATTACATATTTAGACACATCCTGCCAGAAAGAGGCGTAGTTCTGCCTTTCTCCCTCTAATGTTTCAAGCCTTTTTACTAACTCGGTTGGTGTAAATGATGGCATAGTTGTCCTCGCTTTGGTCTTTAACTATTTAGTGTTTCTTGCCTAATAGAAAGTTCCTTGTCCCCTCTATGAATGAGGGTCTTGCCGGTTCTATGATGTTTGGCTTATGCGTTGAGACCAGCTTGATCGCTTCTGCCAAAGCCACCAAAGTCTGCTCTTTCCTCCTTAAATCCCAATTCACATATAACAGACCTTTTTCGTCTATGGCTATGTTTGCTACCTGTGTAAGGTTTGGCTTCTTTGCTTCGGCTTCTGCGTTTATTGTCCCAGTCTCACCTTTTTGCATAAGTTATCCTCCGATGTGTTTAATGAAGTGTTTTTCCAATAATTCAAACCCAAGCCTTTTATAGAACTTCTCTAGCTTCTCCGCTTTGCTGTTAGCCATTAAAGCCATTCCTATCTTCTTGATACCCTTGTCTTTGCAATAATCCTCTAAATAATGGAATAAGCTTACTCCGTGCAACCTGTATTTAGGGTCTACATACCATACCCATTCATAATACATCTTCTCATTGTTGAGTGGATAGTTGGTTATCATTCCCCCTAGTATGCCTACTATCTTGTTTTCTATTTCAAGGACGAATGAGGTATCTACACATTTATCCATAAAGTCATTTGCTATCTTATCATCACAGAGGATATTATACTTATCCATACTCTCTTTGTGGAAATCCTTTAACAATTCAAGGACTGCTGGCTTATCCTCTATCTTGGCAGGTCTTACCATTATCCCCCTAAGAGTGTTTTCTTGCTTGTCTGGGCTTCTTCTAAGGCGCTTTGAGGGGTAGTAAGCAATGTCTTAGCCCTTCTCTGCCTCTTCTTTAGTTCTTCTGCCCTTGCGCTTTCCTCTGCCTGTGCTGCTGAAGTCTTGAGGTCTGCGGCTGCTTGCTTGCTCTCTGCATCCATTTTCTCAATCTGAGCTAAAGTTGCAGTTTGCTGTCTATCTTGCATCTCCATAGCATCTCTCGTAGCATTTTCTTGCTTCTTCTCTGCTTGGCTAGCTGCGGAAATAGTAGTTCCAGCAGTTGCCGCAGCCACAACACCACCTATTATCAACGCCATAGTCGTTCCTACTGCCATAACCCCCTCCTTATGTAAGAATAGCCTCTCTTGGCAGGTTCTTCTCACTCATAATCCCTACTGGCGCTTGCGCTATCTGTTCCTGCATAGCCAAACTATCAGCAAGATCAATGAATAAGCTCTTAATCTCACTTCTCGTAACCCCACTCAATTCTGTCCTTAGCTCAACCACCCAATCTGGTTCGTTGTCTGGAAACCATATTTGGTGCGCCCTAAACCTTGGAGCAAGCATATTTATTCTCTCTAACTTTGAACCTATCTTTGCGTGTTCAATGGGAACTATGTTAAAGAATATGTTTCGCCGTTTCATTTCTTCTAATAAGAAAGGCTCAATAACATTCTTAAATTCGCCTTTTTCTATGCCAAAGTCCCTTAAACCGAACTCCCCCCACTCAACCCGTGCTTGAAATAGAGTATTCATAAGAGCATAAGAGTCGTGTTTATGGAAATATATGCGTGGTATATACCAATTATTCTCGTGGTCAACAGCATTTATAGTCAATGCCCTATAACAAGAGTCCTTATTCTTTGAGTGCGCTGGGTCTAATGTAGCATATAAACTACATCCGTTTATAATATCATATATCCTTGGAGCTGCATAATATCTGTAATCATCATTCTTAAAAGACCTTGTTTCCTCATTTATGGCTAAACACATTCTTTCCCTTAACCATATATCTAACTTCCCTAATTTCTCATAATCCCTTTTCTCTTTTTCAATATCTTCTTTCGTGTATTTATCCGCCCAAACACTCTCTTGTTTATCGTTTAATATGCTTACACGCTTGGAAACAAACTTAATCTTCTCTAACTTCCCCCCGGTGTTGAATAATCTCTCTATAATGCACTTCTCACCAAGATTATTACCCATCAGAAATATGCGGGTAGATTGCCCCAAGAATACTACATCCCCCAAGAACCATTCCCAGTCCGTTTCGTTAACTGTCTCCGAGTTGGCATCTTCTAAATCCTGTGGATCATCTATGATAACTATCTTGGGTCTGCGGTCTATATTAGCTAGTCCTCTTATTGAAGCGCCCTTGCCATAGGCTTCTATACGAACATTAACCTTTTGCCCGAATTCATCTAAAGCATTTACGCTGAATACTTGACCAGACTCCTCTAAAATCTCATCACAATTAGCAGAAATAAGAGGATTAGTATGATATTCTGTTTCTATCTCGTGCAATTTGTTGTTGGCAAGAGTAGCATTCTTCTTTATTAAAACTATGTAATCTCTTTCCTTGCTTGGAAAATTAAGACAATATAACAAAAAAGACCTTAATATATATTGTGTCTTAGCGCTCTCTCTAAACCCTTCCACTACACAATGATCCTTGCCGTTTAATAATAAATCCGACCACTCATAATGAAAAGAAGCCGGTGCTACATCATCGTTGCTGTTCTTTAATACGATGTGCCTGTAAGAAACAAGGTTCTGTTTTGCCTTATTTATTGCTTGTTGTATCTTCTCTTTGTCTAAAGTGACCTGTTCCATCCATATCCTCTGATTTGACAAGGGCATCCTTTACTAATGTAAGGTGTGTATGCTGTGATTGGTCTATTAATGGAGTGTCTTTCCAACCAAAGTTCTTTAGAGCAAATATAGCCCCTGCCCCTAACCCTCTTTGTAATAGCTCCTCATATACTTCTTCTATCCTATTTCTTGCGCTTTTTATGGTGTGGGAAAACTCCGGCTTTTTTTCGTAGTCATAGAAACTGGCTCTATTACAAAATCCGCAGTATCTTACTAAGCCCGTTATAGTTATGATAGGAACTTCTATATAATTGTGAGAACCCTTAGAACCAATATCTGCCCTGTTTGTTTTTCTACCAACAGTAAAGTATTCATCTATCTTTTTTTGAAGGTCTTCTGGGTTTGTGTATAGGGGTGGTCTAGGCATATATAATAATATAATTATAAATTAAATAATTAAATAAGTAAGTGTGGCTAGACGAAAGA